AACTTCTCAAGATGTTCTTGATAATCTTTGGATGCTGAATCTTGATTCAAACAAACGTCATTACAATATATTTCAAATATAGTTGGCTTGATACCACGAACTACTTTATATTTCTTATTATTGGATAAGAATTCAATTTCTGTAACACATCCTTTTTGATTTACACTATTAACAAGTTGTGGTTTATTGATTTTTCTAAATGGTTTACCAAATAAAGAAAAAGTCAACGCATCTAAAATTGTTGACTTTCCTGCACCATTTGATCCTATAATAAGTGTATTGGAAGTATCATTAAGATTTATTTCAGTCCATATGTTTCCTGTTGAAAGAAAATTACGCCATCTCACTTTTTGAAATATTATCATTCGTTCTTCCCATTGTAATATTTTCAACTGATCTAATATCTATATTTTTCCACGACCAACATTCGCCAGTGTCATTCTGAAAACACACCCAAATCAGATCATGTTCTATACCATAATCAATAAGAAAATGTGCTAGTGCTTTTCCTTTAGGTGTGATGATGGGTAATGCAGGATCAATACGAATTATCATACATGTTCCACTGATAGAGCTTCGGTATATATATCCACCATAAACTTTTTCATATTATCATTGTTCACTGATAATGTCAACCCATTAATGTATGATGATAAAATTGTTGGAGTATCTTGTGACTCATCAATTTCAGTATCTTCATCATTTTCACTGAACGTTGAAATGTCTTCAATTACTGAAATATCTATAGGATTTACTTTATATAATTTGTCCATCAAAAGATCAAATGCATATACATTTTTCCTGTTTACACTTAGAACTTTCACATAAACATCTTTATATTCTGTATAATCTGTGTTATTGATTTTTTCAATAATATCAGCATCTTTAACATCATCATATGCTATCATTTTAAACATCGAAAATGGATTTTGAATAAATTCAATTTTTCTTGTATGCGTATCAAATATACTAAATCCTCTAGGATCATTATAATCTGACCAGGTATATTCACCAAATGCACCAAGATAATGAATATTACCTTTTGATGATTTATGGTGATAATGACCAGAAAATACTAAATCAAATTTAGAATATACATCAACATCTTCACCATGTGTTGCTATATTTCCTTTAAGGAGCTCAAATCCTTTCATCTCAAGATGCCCCATCACAATTTCTGCTTTGGTACTTTTAATCGATTCATATGTTGCTTGTGCATTAGACTGATCAATCCATGGCACAAAAAGAATGTCAAGTCCATCAATATTAATCGTTGCTGGCATATTATATGTACGAATATTTTTATATCTTCCAGAAACAATTTCATCCAATGAATTTACAAGATATGTGTCTTTATAATATCTATCATGATTTCCTGCTAAAATGTGTGTTTCAATTTCCATACCTTCGATTGGTAAAAGAAATGTATCACGACATACTTTAGATGTTAAGAAATTAAGATATTTGCGTCTATCAAATAAATCACCAAGATGAATAATATGATTGATATTTCTTTCTTCTAATACTGAAAAGAAGTATTCCATGCTTCTTCCAAAATAGTCATGGAATACTGGACTGTCATTACGAATTCCGAAAGTGTGTATCAGTTATAAGGGCAATCTTTGCCATCACTGATTCTCCTTTTTTCAAGATGCTTTCTTTTTTGATTTTTTGATGCCGTCCGACAATAATACTTCATTGTCATATTTTTTGATTGCTTGTTCAATTATAATTTTCAATTCATTAAGACGCATTTTATAATTAAGTCTTATATGTACATTATCTTTTGTGTTTAACATTCCATCAATAATCTGCTGTACTTGGAATGGAATGTTACTTGATCTATTCATGATTGTTCCTCATAAAAATTTTGAAGCCCCTGTTTTATATATTTTCTTTTTTCTTTTTTCTCTTGCTCTTTCCTCTCAAACCTGGACATGAAAGCATTGATGTTATCATAGTTTTGAGTTGGTTGCAAGTGCTTACCGTCGGTATCTGTCATTAATGAAGAATCTACGGAAGTTAGCATTTCGTGATAATTGCTATAAATTGTATATCTATTTCTTTCCTCTTTATTAATCCTTCTCAAAAAAGCATAGTATATTATTTGTGTGAAATAAGCAAATGGATTATTTGTTTTGGTATCATTATTTTTATAATTTGGATTATAGTCTTTAAAATAAAGGAGACAATTCTCTATTCCATCTGCAATCATTTCATCTCTAAAGGAATAATTAATAAAACATGGCTTAGTTGATAAATTTTCTGCAATCTTATATATGCATTCTCCTATGTAGTTGGAAATTCTTGGTTCTTCTTTTCCTTCTTTCATTGCTTGTTCTAGTTGTTTGTGATGTTCCACAATTGCTTCATAGAATTTTTTATTGTCCACATACTGTACTTTTTTTCTGGTTTTCATAAAATACCTCTTGACAGTTCTGGCAACTGCTATATAATGGCTATGTGCCTGTTTCAATGAATAGCTTTAGTAGTTATCTATACGTTAGTTATGTCTTTAAGTTTCTTAAGTTGTTTCTCAAGTATGTCTTTTCTGTTAGGCCATTTGATCATTGGTTTATCTGAATCTTTAGCTAGATTCTCTAGAAGAGGAGAGAACATCTTATCTAATGTATACAATCTATTCTTAAGATCACTAATTTGACTATGCAATCCACTATCATTTACAATATCATGTTCATGTGCAAATGAGAATCCAAAGTCATTAGTTTCATCTGGTTCAATATAATTAGACTTTTTCATTAGTGTAACCTCTTTTTATTATTTTTAATCTCATTGATAGCTTGATTTATATTCTGCATATCTTCTTTGGATATATCTTCTGATTTTAAATCATATCCTTCATATTCTTGTTCATAATCATATTCATTCAATTTACTATTAAATAAAACATAATATTTTTTTAATTCATCTGATGGTATTGTCATCGTTAATACATCTGTGGGAAAAATAACAAATTGTGATGTTGCACATAACCTATCAAATACCCAAGGCAATAAAGAAATTCCAATTTGATCAGAATTTTTACTTAGACTATATACAATTTTTAGTGGATTTGAAAGAACATAATATGTATTTTTGTTTTCTTTGTCTTCTATAAAAGATAATTCTGTAATAATATCTTCACCTGTATTTAATCTTATAAATCTAAGATTATCATTTGTTTGTATCATTTAAATTACCTTTCAAGTCTAGTTTATATAATTTGAATTGAAATTTTTCTTCACTATAGATTTGTATTCTATGTTGAAGATGCTTGAGCGTATAGTTCTCTTTTTTATTATATCTAAGATCATCCGCTATATCATAAAGAGTTGCGCTTGTTTTTGTCTCAGATGTTCTTAGTGATCTGCCAATTGATTGCAGATTTCTTATTCTTGATTTAGAAGGGCTAGCAAAAATGACATTATGTAAATTTTGAATATTTACTCCAGTTGATGTTGTACCATAAGAAGCAACAATTATAGCATTAGTTTCTTTTTCTATTATATGTCGTGTTTCTTCTCTTATTTCAACATCAGTTTTACCATAAATGAAGAATACTTTACGACCATCTCTATTTATGAGATCAAATAAAATCTTACCGTGCTTATCAACATACTGATATAGTACAAGAGTATTGCCTTGTAATGATAATGCAAGATTTGATATGAATTTATTCCTAGATTCATTGAGAACTAGATATTCAATTTCTTGTTGATATGTAAAATTTTTGGCTGCTTGACATACATTCTCAGGATGTTTAAGTAACAGACATTTTATAGAAAAGTCTGCCACATGTTTTTGATCCATCAACTCTTTAGTCGTTATAACTTTTTTAACAGGACCAAATAATCCTTCTAGAACAAGCTTGTTTGTTTTGGTACCATCTAATGTACCAGTTGTGCCTATTCTATACTTAGCATTCACCAATGAAGTCATAATATGAGTAAGTGATTTAGCTTTGAATAGATGTGCTTCGTCGCCTATGATCGCATCATACTGATGGAAATACGTTGCAGGTAATTGATACAAGCTTTGCCATGTTGATATAACAACTGGCATATCACTTTGCTTATCCCTACCGCTAAAAATAGTATGAATATTGTTAGAAGAATCGTACCCATAGTCAGCAAAATCAGTATAAAGCTGACTGACAAGAGAAGTTGTTGGCACAATAATAAGAATTTTTGGTACATTTATATATCTCAATATTAGATAAATTATTAATGATTTACCAGATGCTGTGGGGCTTAATAGTAATGTTCTTTTATTATTTATGGCATGAAGAAATGCATCTATTTGATACTCTCTTGGTTCATATTTACAATTTAATGTTTGAATGAATTTTTTAGCATCATCAATAGTTATTTGTTCTTCAATATTATTTTCATATATGAAATCATAATCTCTTTCTTCACAAAAAGATTTTAAATGAGAAATGAGACCGCGATACATTTCTTTTTTTTGTATATTGAATAGATATATTTTACCATTCCAAAGCTTAGCACGAAATTGTGGAGTGAATCTGGCCCCAGGAACTTCAAAAGTAAACGCATCTCTTAGTTCATAACCAATATCATCTGTACAATCTATGCTCACATATGCTTCGTTTTTATTTTTAACGATTACATTATCCACCAGATGTAAACCTCTCCCAATCCATGATCGATTTCAACTGCCAAGTCCTGTTGTTAACCTCTTTGAGAATCGAGGTACAAGCATCTACAATTTCTTGATGCAAAACTTTCTTGATTAGAATAGTATTTAGTTGGTCGTCAGAATCGAGATACATGGGTATGTCTGGCCGAAGTATTTTCTTGGCTAGTGGTTCAAAACCATGTTCTTTCAAGTCTTCTGGGTTGTTCAAATCTCCGGAGTAATATTCCCACTTGAGACGCTTTAATTTGGTATAGTCTGCCATAAGTTTCTTGACAATCAGATTGTGGTGTGTAAGAATACGGAGATATTTGGCATGGAGTGAAGATGTTTTGGCTAGTGTTCGTGCTGGTTCTGTTTCATCAATAACAGAATCTTTTGCCCATTCTTCAAGTAGATTGTCAATAGTTACTGGTGGCTTCATAGAAATTCCTCTTATTATTTTAAATAATAATTATAGAGCAATTTCTATGTTTTGTCAAGAAGGATCATATCCCCATTCATGATGTGAATCACCATTTGTGAATATATGTTTTGCTGGAACTCTCATAGATGCTATGTGATAATCTCCCTTTAAAGCACCTTCACCATGTTCTCTTGCATAATCTTTTGAGATTGCAACCCAATCACCAGGGCGTATCATATGTTTTAAAGGTGTTTCTGTCTTCAATGCTTCTTTATGAACTGATTTAGGAATTGCTCTATATATCCAAACTTTATCATCTGGATTATCTTTCATACGTTGCATTTTACTGAATGCTTCACGGTCATAATCATTTCCTTGATCGCCATAATATCTGAATCCATTATGTGAATACACATCTTTTGGATACACACCATTAGCAGTCACATCATGCCCAGGTGCACCAGAATCTTTATCTGGTGCCGTATGTTCACCTCTATAGTCAGAATTTTCTGACATAAATTGTTTAAATGTGAGCATTGTTATAACCTTGTGATTTCAAATCTATCGTATCTGAATGCAATGTCTGTTGTTACTGGTGATGAAGCGTCAAGTTTAGTATCAAAGTTGATTCCACCAATAGATATTGGATGACAATTGAGAAACTTGATTCTTATATTTGGTATATTAGAATTTGTGTTTATTGTTAATATGCCTTCATGATATGGTGATTTTTTATCATCATAAAATCTTATATATTCTTGAAAATCTTTAGGAAAAGTTAGAGCAATAAGCCAATTATATGTTTCTTGGAAAACACGTATATCTTCATCAACTATTGCAGATATCTGAAGAGAATCATATTGAAGCTTATCACCATGTCTGTATGTATTAGAGAACGGTGTTTCTATGCTAACAGGATTTGTGGACACTCCAGGAAGATTTACAGACTGACAAAAATATCTAAGAAAAGGCAATTCGGGAAACGTGAATGTAAATCTGGTTGGCTGTAGAAATGATGTATTTTCAGGTATTCTTGTTAGCAATGATGTGTTAGTCATTTATTAACCTCTATTTGAACCAGTTCCTGCAAATGCTCGATTTCTCCAATCATCACCCCCGCTACCATCACTACCACTACTTCTGCCACTATAACTATCACTACCACTACTTCTGCCACTATAACCACCACTATCACTATCTGTGCTGTCTGCTGCTTTTTGTCTAAATGTCTTTAATGTTGTTGGTGGTGTTGCTGCTGGTGCTGCTGGTTGTGCTGGTGCTGGTTGTGTTTCTGGTTGT